CCCTTCGGAATGAACTGGCCGATTCCTGATGCAATCTTGAGAAATTGATCGGCTCCCGACATCTGATTGGTCGTGTTGCTAGTCCCGCTCGACTGTGAGCCGAGGCCGGCAATCGGAATGCCGATCTGTGAAAGAAGGCCCAACGCCTGAACCGGGATTCCACGCCGCTGTGCTTCTGCGGCAAGCGCGGAATATGCACCCATATTCGAAATATCTGTAGCCTGACCGGCGGCAGTGATGCCCTGCCCACGGTTCGCCAAATCTTGCTGTTGGAGACCAGACAGAATGCCGGCGTTTGTGTTGCCTGCATTATAGAGATTTCCGGCCGCGCCCTGCTGGTTCTGGACGTTCTGATTGTACTGAGCGGCGATTGTCGGGGCCACACCCTGCATGATGCCGCGGCCGAGCGTCTGAGAATTCATGCCGGAGAAATCGCGGCCAGCCGCAGCAAACGCGCCGTTTGTATTATTGGTGATATCCGAGATCGTGGTGTCGAGCGCGGTCTTAAAGCCCGGCGTGTTGTATGGGTTATAGTCCGTGTTTGATGCTAGCGGCTGCGTGGCCTTTTGATAATCAAGATAATTCTGATTGACACTCCCCGCCTGATTTAGCGCTCCGCCACCCGAAAGAAGCGACGTCGCGTAACCTTGTGCTGGCGCAGAATACAGATTGGTCGCATTCTGACCGTTCTGGGCAATCGTATTAAGTGCGCCGCTCTCAGCCCCCGTCAGATTGGTATTGCTGAGATTGCTATTTAGCTGCCCAAGAATACCATTGATGGCGCCCTGCGCCGGCTGCCAAGGGGCAGTCGTGGAGCTCTGCTGCTGCGTCGAGGAAGACTGACCGCCCATTAGCTAAGTGCCTTTTCAAGAATGACGTGTTCGACGTAGTAGCCGTCAAGCACCCGTATCCAACCTTTTCGACCGTAAATTCTCATCTTCGTGCAGCCCTCGTCTTTCGCGTACTGCTCGATCTTGGCGAACAGGGGCAACCATTGATCGCGGTCCCGTCCAGCGCACGCGGTCAAAACACAGACCTTATTGCGCGGCTTGACGAGCTGCGTTGTTGCAACAGCCATGATTTCCTTGCCGTCCCATGCGAGCCAGACAAGCTGCATGCCCGTAAGCACGTCAGCCTCCAGATCGTCAAAACTGCTAAGCTCCGTTCGATTAATCGCGGCCTTCAGCCGGTCCCGCACATGCGGCCAAATCTCATCAACGCGCGCCGGGTCAACACAAACTAGGCTAACCAAGAATCGCCCAAAGGAACGTGCGCCCCGTCGTTGCACTGTTGGCGTGAGTGATCGTAAAGCTTCCGTTAGTAACCGCTGACACGTACATCGTACCGTTGCCTACTTCGGTTGCCGCGTTGGTCGTCGTCGGCGTCAGGATCGGCGTAGATCCAGCGGCAATAGTGCCTGTCTGCGTCGGCGTAACCGTCGTTGTCGCGGCCGATGGCGTCAGCGTCACAGTACCCGTTGCGTTAGAGCGCCCCGCCGCAAGCTGCTGAACGGCGAGAACAATCTTCTTGAGATCTGTTTCCGTTATGCCTGGAACGTAGGCTGTCATAGTGTGCCATTCGTCGTTACATCAGGCACGATGCCCGCCGCGAAGGACCAAGTTGTCCCCGCGGGAACCCTCGTCTTGAACCGCGCGTAACGCGCGTCCCTCATCATATCAATCCGGCCCGTTCTTGTGCTGACAGCGACCTCAGGCGTGTAGACAGCCGTGGCTTGCTGCGTGTCCCGATACAGAAGCGACCCGAATAGCGTTGGCGCATCCGTGATCGGACGGAAGCCTCTCACCGTGATCCTCTGCTCGTCCGTGCCCTGCTCCGCGCTTTCCAACGTCGCCTCAAGGTTTGCGCCCGCGAAGAACCCGAGGACGTGCGATGCATTGAACTGGGCAATCTGGGGCTGAACAGCCGTTGCGTAGGAGTCGAGCGAAAGCGTTAGCGCGTCGATCGACGATGAAATACTGTCGAGATTTTCCAGAGTCAGACCGGTCTGCGAGATGCCAACCAGATATTCGCCGGTGACCGACAACTGGAAAAACCGATCCAGCAGGTAGTCATACCCAAGGATCTTGTCGTAGTTCGCGGGATTCACGCCGTTCGCAGAGCGATACGCCCAATAGACCTTCGTAGAGCGCGGATCGGCGGCGCCTTGGAATAGTTCCAAGTGCCCCTTGTCAAGATCAAGCAAGAACGTCCTGTCAACCTTTTCACGGCCAATCTGCTCAGGAACTCCACCTGGAACGATCTTGTGGAAGCCCTGGCCTGCGTAAAAGAAGATGATCTCGCCGGCCTTGATGATCGAATACGGCGCGTACAGGCCCTTGTCCTGGGTGATGCGATCAATCTGAAAGATGATTGGCGAACCGGCCACATAGGACATGCGCCGAATTGCCTGATCCTGAAAGATGATCCCAGCCTCACCACCTGCGACGCCACGAACGATGCCGCCGTCGGGAAAGTCCTGGAAGTCGCTCGAATTAACACCGCTCGTCCAGGTCGTCGTTGCATTCAGGCCAGACCACTGGATGCGATACGGATTAGACAGAAGACCCGACAGAACAAGGAAGCGCCCAACCACTGAAATGTATGCGGCCTGCGGTGGAGATCCTGCGCAATTGGCAAATGCCGTGGCGGATGACAGATCAAATACCTGCAATACCGCATTGGCCTGCGTCGCGAACACGAAATTGCCGAATTGCGCGAACTGCCATTGAGCAGACGCCGAGAGGGCTGCGTACGTACCGGCTCCCAATGAAACGTCCGTCCAGCTAAAATCTGTATTGTTCAGCTTGTATAGCTTGGTCGAAGTACCTGCGAACGTGATGACCGAACCGTCAGACTTTAGTGCGTAGAAAGCTCCACGGCACGTACTCGGAAGCGCCTGCGTATAGGCCGAGAAACTCGGAAACGGCCCGTACCCATCGCCACGCGGCACGACGTTCAGGATGTTGTGGACGCTGGTTCCTTCGTAATCGGAAGTGTCAGGGCGCCAATCACCCCACTGGAGGAGCGGCATTTTACCTGATCCGCCTGGCTCGGACTATTCCAAAGCCAGTAGCCGTGCTCACAGTGAAAGTGGCCTGCACAACGAGATAGACGGTCGTTGTTCCTGACAAACTAAGCCGGTAGGGAGGGACAACCTGACTGAGTGAAATGCCGGCAGGTGTCGTCGCATTCATCACCAGCGTGTTGATTTTCCCAGGTGTCGCATCGAGTGTGTTTGTTGTTCCAGATATGGATACCGTTATTGCTGTAAAGCTTGTGGTGCCCGTACTACCAAAATATCCGAGAGCATCGACATCCCAATCACCCGCCGTCAATGAGATGCTTGTAACCGTCTTTGCTGTCGCCGTTGTGATGGAAACAGATGAACCAGATGTAACAACACTCTCGATATACTCACCGACATTGCCGGCCGAGGCGTTGTCATTGGTGGCGGTGGCAGGAAGCTGGCCCCCACTTGCGGTTGTCAGCACTCGGTTTCCGGAATCGTAAAGACCGCCCGCGTTTAGCGTTCCGGCGCCCTTGTCCCCACCCGTAACTGTCGATGGGACAGTAACGCCCCCACCTGATGTAAGACGAACTATCTCTACATTGTTCGCGCCTAGGATGACCGGCTTTGCAGTAACAGACCCCAGCAGGAGCCCGTTGGATGAAGAATAGCTAATGAGCTGAGCATACCCGCCTAGGGTCACACCGAAGCGGCTAGTTGTGTTGCCCGGCTCAGCCACACCCACGAAAGACTGAATCGCGCCTGTGCTCGCCGAAATCTGGAAGCCATCCCCACCAGTGGTGGTGTTCTGCGCCACCACTGTCTCTACGGTGCCCCGCGACGATCCGGTCACAAGAAGCCGCGTATCGCCAGCTGGCGGCGCGGTCGCCGCTCCACCTATAATCGTGTAGCCGCTGGCGTCCATCGCGAAGTTCGAGAGATTGAACAGCTTCCCCGTGAACGTCACCGCGCTCATATCCGCAAAGTCTTGCGTCGTGAATGCAGTATCAGCGAACAGAACCTTGCCGTCCGTCGTTAGCGGCGGCCCTTGGTTGCCATAAAGAATGCGCGACAACACGAAGCCGTTTTTCCACGGGCCGGACGTGGTATAGTTCGTCGTTCCAGGGGCCGGACCTTGGACAACAGCAAAGGCGGCGTCGATGTTGGTGCCTTTGATGTTGGTTTCAGAAACAGCCGCCACGCCAGCGCGGGCGCCCATCACGGCACCTGTGCCGGCAATGCTTTCGGCCGCTACCATAATCGAAGCGCCAACATTGCCCGATGGGCCGATGTTGACGAACCCGATCATTCCCCAGATGCCATCTCCGGTCGCGGTGATATTGGAGTACGAGGAGCCGATGACGCCGGTCAGGTTTGATGTGGATGCGGTCTGTTTGGCCGCGCCCCAAATCGCCGAATTGATCGTAGAGCCGCCGTTGGCTGAGTACGTCGCGCGAAAAGCATTCGTCGATTGGTAGCCGCCGAAGGCGTCGAGAACAGAGCCGGGCGTAACCGTATAGCCAGGATTGACGAGATTGACTTCGCCAAGATTAAACGTTGTCGATGACGAACCGGAACTCGGCAACGTCCCGTTCATGGCGACGGCCTGTGTCACCGTGCCAGATGTGGGTGCCCAATTATGTGTTCCTGTCCACGTCGGAGCAATCGCCTGCGAGAGTGCCGGCGCCGCATCCGAGCGCATCGCCGTTGTCGCGGAGCCATTGGTCGCTGACAGCCCTACCGACCCAGACGGGTTGGCAAAAACTGCCGAAGGCAACGCGCTTAGCCTGGCAGAACTCAGAGTTCCGCTGGTGATATTACTAGCGTTCGTCGTATCGATAACAGCGGACGGAGCAAGCCCATAATCACCCGATGATACTGTCCCGGTAACTGCGTGGCTCGCATCCCATGCGGGGCCATCGACAAGCGCAGTCGGATCGGCCGGCGCATTGGTAACGGTGGAGTGCTTGACCGTCAGAGTCATTCAGTGGTCCAGCTTTCTACTTGTTTAACGGTCGCGTCCCAAACTCCGGCCGAAGACCCGAGTGCAAAAACACGCTTGCTGTTGTAGAAGTCGTGGGAAAAAACGAGGGGCGAAAACACGCGAATAACTGGCGTGTCCGGCGCCCAAGTTTCAAGCTGAATGGTTACGCGCGTCCATGTCGTCATGGCGTCGCCCCGGAGGGCCGCATAACCATCGGGCCAGCGTTGAATGTCGAGGTAAGGCCAAGCGCGCTCAAGCTGTCCAGCGCTGAAGAAAGGCCGGCACCCCAAACCTGAATGCGCGCATCTTCCTTGATGTATGGAGCGGACTCGAGCAATGCGCCGTAAAGATACAGATCAGGGGCCAATGCCAGCAGCCAGTTTGTCGAATTGGTCGCAAGCGCCGGAATGTTCTGCCGATACACCATCTCGATCGTGTAGTTAGCATCCGGCGTCGGGGCCAACTCAATTTCCGAGCCGAAGATGGTGAAGAACAACGGCTGACCAGCGGCGTCGGCACCAGACGTGCGATACTCGTCAAGCTCCGTTCCCGATTTGAAATCCAGATGAGGCTTGCCGCTTACGCTTGACAATCTGATCCGGCGCATCGATTGAAAGTCAACAGGCAACGAGATAAACTCAGGCTCTGCACTCGTTGTATCGACCGTCGTCGTCGATCGCTGCTCCATCTGCCTCACGAACAGCAGCCGGTTGAACTTCGCTTCCGCCAACTGGATGAAGGTCGGGATACGCGCAATCAGCGTCGTATCCTGGTCGCGGGCCAAATATTCGGTAATCGCCGCCTGAAGGTCGGTATAGGTGCTAATCAACTACCGAACCCCATGAAGCTCTGCACCTGCGCGCTATCGGTCCTGAGATAGGCCCACTCAGGGTCTTTCAGCTTGCGTTCCACGAGCGCGTCCATTTCAGGACCGAACATCTTGATGGTGACGTTTCCCTTAGCCCACTCCTCGTTAAGCCATCGGACCATGATGACGTTGGGAATAGACGCGACATGCCTGCCCCAATCGCTCTTTTGAGCAACTGAACGCAGTTCCTTGTTGCGCTCAAGGATCGGCTCGATGTCTTGGACATGCTCGACAGCAAAGTCATTGCCATTGCTGTCAAGATGGAAACGGACATCCATTTAGATGATCTCGGTCACATACATGGTGCCACCAGCCGATACCTGCACGGCCCGGATCGTCTGACCCGGCGAAACCGTGAAATACTCGACGGACGGATTCGCGGGGCAATAAGCGCCCGCGGTAGCGGACGGAGTGCTGCCGTCAGTCGTGACAAACGCATCAGTCGTGACGAGAACGCGCACCTTGTACGTCTGGGAGCTCACGGGGCCATAAGTGCCGGCAGTCCCCGTGTAAGCCGCATTACCGGATGGGCCAATCCGGCCTGTGCCGATGTACTGCTGCATTTAAGATCCGATCTGGACTTGCGTAATCGAGGTGGAATTGTAGGAAATGGCGAAACCGTTATTGACCATCCATTGGAGCAATTCGAACGCTTCAAGGATGCTCCCCCGTCCAGCACTCGTACCGGAAGCGTGGAGCTTAGCGACTGCTTGCGAGATCACTGCATTTGCCGTGGCAGCAGCAGCCTGGTCGGCAGCCCTGGTCTTGGAAAACTGAGACATGGACATTCCTCCAAAAGGCAAAGACGCCCGATCTTTCGACGGACGCCTTTGAGGTATTAGGTGAAGGCCCGCACAATGACCGAATAAGCAGCGCCAGCCGCGCCGGTGCCGGTGAAGCTGATGACGTCGCCTGCGTTGACATAAATCGCGCTAGCTCCGGCAAGCGGGAGGTCAACTTCAGTCGTCGCCCAGGCCGTGGCTGCAAGGGTCATGCCCATGCCAGCAACCGTAGTGCCATTGATCGCGACAGTCACAGTGCTGGCCTGTGCGGTCGCGGGAG